GCCTAACTACTGGACTGACATCATAAAGATTTCTAAACTGTTTGATAGTTCTTAAATAACTATCATCATCCCTTTTTTCCCAATCATCTTCTTTGATTGTAAAAGCAAAAGATGAAGTGTTTATATCACCTCTACGGATTGCTGATAAGACTTCCTGTGCTAATGGTGAAGATTCATCCGCTTCAAAAGAATAACGTAATCCTATGTCATCAACTTCAAGTGTTAAAGTCCCTGCTCCGTTTGTATAACGGGCAAGTACACCTCTTGACTCATCGTGATTATATAGTGCTACTATATCTTGATTTGGAAATAATCCATTCATTGCTTCTGGAAGTATAACCTCGGTGAATCCACCTAAGTCCCTTGATTCTTGATTAAACACTAATGCATAACCAGAAATCGTACGACTGTCCTTTTCTTCACTTCTGAGAATAGCTTGTTCATTAGAAAAATATCTAATTTCCTTTTCCATTTATATCTCCTTTGATTTTCGTTGTTGGTGCCTAGGTGAATTTTTAGGTTCAGGATCCCTCAACAATTTTCCAAGTGGTTGATTACCACTTTTTACAATAATCGTATCTCCATCAGGAACCGCTGGCATTCCTAGTTCATTTCTACCTTCGTTGATACTCATTAAGCCTGAATCAATACACTTGGATAAGTAATTCACCTTACTATCTAAGTCTGATCTAAGCATAGAATTCTCATTAAATTTAGCTACCACACTGCTCCTCACAGAAGGCCTAAATAACTTGCGTAAAAGTTCTCCCTCGATTCTTTCCATTAAGGGAGTTAGGGTTGTTTGAAGATACTCTATATTATTACTTTCTATACTATTATAATATTGAGTAGTAGATATACCCAATTTTGATGCTGGTAAATTAAACCAACGAGCAATCTCTTCCACATTCCATTTTCTACTTTCCAAAAGTTGGGCAGATTGTGGGTCGATTGATATAGGTTGATATTCCATTCCTGCTTCAAGGATTGCTATTCCTCCAGGAGTGGTGTCATCATTAAAAGGACTAAAAGCATTGTTCCAGGCTGATTTAATTGCTGCTGCCTTCCCTGGATCTATCCTTCCATTAACTTTAATAATCCCAGACATGTTTCCACCATTTTCAAAAAATCCTTTTGCATTTTTGTCTGAGGCAAGTGCTATTCCTAATGATCTACTACCATAGGTTATTGTACTTGTTCCGTAATATCCGTTATCTGTGTAATTAATAAGGTGTATCATATCTGTAGGTGATATGAATCCATCTTTATCTCTTACCTTATATTTTATTTTATGTTCATCTATATTTAAATAGACATCTATATCTAATGGATTAAATAAAATGAATTGTTGTGGGTTGCCTAAATTGTCTCTTACTATGTAGGCATATGCATTACCGTGAAGTAACATATTAGCCACCATGGTTTTCCAGAAAATAAATTTACCATACATTGGGTGAGGTTCAACGTTCAATAAATTATATGAAAAGTGTTTTGCTTCAACTTTCCATACTTTATCTTGTTGTGTATATGGTTCCAAAGGGAGGGTTGCTATAGAATCACTAATTAAATTGACAGCCTTATAAACTCCACTGATATTTAATGCGGTTGCATAATTTACATCGGTACTATTGGTACTAAATGGTACTCCATAATACGATAAATAATCCTGTAATGCCCCTCTTTCCTCTTGTATTTCTGGAATATTTCGTTGATGCCATTTGACATCAAAACCTAATATCCTCATAAAATTCTCCTGTAAATTGTATTGATCGATCACATTTACCTAATAATAAGTATATCAATTGCCTTTTATTATTGGTTGTTTTCTCGATAACTCCTTAGATTTTTAATAAATAGTTCCTATTTGACCTTGATGTGTATAGTAATATACACCTAATGCTTGAATAGCGGCAATAACTCCATCAATCTTCTTTCTAGATTCTTCTCTTTTTATAGGTTTGATATTTCCATTATGATCATGTTTTATTTCTACTGCACGAAAATGATTCCTAAGTATTTCATTATTATGAAAATGTGCTTTTTTAGACATCACAATCCTTTCCATCTCTCTAGTAGGACCATTAAAATTACCAAGAGATTGACTAAATTCCCTTAAAGCTAATCCTTGATCTGACGCATGTACTGCCCATTGAGTCGCATTATATTTGTCATATGCAATTTCGTTAATAAAAAACCGTTTATCATACTCTAATAACTTTGAAGTCACATAATCATAGTCAGTTGTATTTCCAGGGGTCACATTTATTAAACCTCTGTGAATCCAATTCCTAAATTTGTGTTCATCACTCCTATCTGTTATAGTATCTTGAGGAATATAGAATTCAGGAAAAAAATAAAATTCTCCTTCCTTCTCAAACATTAATACAACAGCCGTTAAGTCGGACACACTTGCTAAGTCAACTCCTACGATACATGATTGCCCATCAAAATCCTTTAAATTAAGTTCTTCAAAACATTTTGATACATCCTTTTCTGGTAACCAAACTTCCTTTGTACTCATCCATTGATTTAGATTTAGAGTACGAATGTCAGTTTCTATACTTGGTTGGTTAACGGCCTTTGCAACAGAGTCAATAAGTGTTTCCCTTCTAACAGTTACATCGAGGTTAGGATTGGCTTTAATAAAGTTTTCTTCCTTTGTCCAGTCATCTTTTTCATCTAATTCATAAATTAATGCGAAAGTTGACTCATCTATTGAGGTTTCATTCAACATATTGATACAAGAGTTCCTCAATTCGTAACAAGGACCTTCTAAATCAAATCCAGCAGTAGTAATTGTCATTAGGTGTTTAGTTTCCCTCATTATTTGAGAAGTACGAAAAAGTTCGCGAATTTGGTGGTTTAAGGCGGAATAATACTCATCTACAATACCAAAGGAACAATTATATCCTGCTAGGTTCTTTACATCACTTGCCATGATCTTAAACAAACTCCCATCCTTTTTTGAACGGATTTCATTGTGATAAAGTTTCATAAATTGAGAAGCAGGATCTAAACGATTTACAAAATCAGAAGCTAATTTAAAAAGTACATCACGTGCTTGCTTCACAGAATTGGCACTAATAAGTACTTCTGCATTTATATGTCCTTCCATTATAAAATGGTAAAGAGCAATTGCAATACTTAAAGCCGATTTTCCGTTCTTTCTGGCGATTTGTATGTACGAAGAAGTGTATCTCCTATTTCCTGTTTCAACCCAATACCATCCAAATATAGATGCTACAAGGAAAACCTGCCAGGGTTCAAGAATAAAACGATGTCCTGCTGACTTATCAGTTGAATGTGTTAATAAAGAAATAAAATCAATAACTACCTGTACTTCATCACCTCTAAATTCTAATAATGGATTTTGTAAATCTTTTTCGTGTCGTTTGATGGCCAATTTAACCAATGTTCCTGTAACTATGGTCCCATCATTTACACCGTCTATGTATTCAGACAGTCTGTGCATATCTCTACCCTTTTAAATAAAAAATGAAAGGAAGTTCCTAATTAGATAAATAGAGGGTCGGCATAGGAGACTTCCTTTCGTGAAGTATTTGATATCTAATAATAAATATATAGAAATATAAAAATCATTTCCTATAAGATCTATAATAAGTCCATTTTTTGTTAGGAGATGAGGCATGATTAAAATATCCTAATTCTAAATATTCTTTATACTTCCTTTTATACATCTTCCTTAATGGTATTATTACGGCTGTGATTTTAATATTAGATTCTAATCCTAATTCCTCTCTAGCAATAAAATACATCTTATCTTTTTTTAAGTCTGGATATTCTTTATTAATAAACATATCCCTAAAATATTTATAGACATCCTTTTCACCCTGGTTTACAAAGAAAGCATCACTTTTAGTATCCATCCAGGTAAAAAATTCTTCAGTAAAATCCATTAGTTCATTTATAGGATTAGAATCTGATATATCCTTAATCTTATGAGGATTTATGTTATCTAGGTCTGATAATGTAATCTTATGTTTATATTCTTTATTATTCCTATTAATCAAATAATTCCTAGCAACAATTGTAAAATAAGAGAAGGCCTTTCCTTTTTCCTGAGAGTACTTATTTAGTTTTTCTACTAAGAATGATAAGGTGTCCTCCCTAGTAGCCCTCCTATCACCTGAATTAATATAAGGGAAACTGTATTTATTAGTCAATGCCTCTATAATTTTTTCAAGAGGTTTCTTTATCTGAGTATTAAAAAGTATATTCCTTTCTATAAAATCTGTAGAAGAATTATATGTAACGATAGCATCCTCTGTCTCTTTTGTAAAATAATATTTATTCATAAATTAAAATTTCCTTGTTATTTAAGAAAAGTAGCCCAGGTATATTTACCTTTAACTTTTTTTCTATTCTATACTTCCAGAGTACAAAATATAGTATTCAGAATTTATATTTATGTGCCTGTCGGGATTTAACATAACCGTCCTGCGCCCGCGAGCATACCTTTCAGCTTCCTCGTATTCACATAATTTAGTATCTAATACCTAACGAAGTGTATATCTATTTGATACCTCTAACTCCGGATAGTAGAAGGTCGTTAACGCAATGGATTCTGCATCCTTCTGAGACTTACTATCATTTTTCACGATTAGTCCTACAATATTAATGATTCAATGTGGGTGGATTTACCGTCCCTCTATTTATTATATATATACCGAAAAATCCTAAATCCTCAATTTTTCATAAATTTTATTAGATTCCTATAAATCATAGGATCCAAAACTAATAAATTATGAAGTTCAACATGACATTCTGAACATACGGAAAGAAGATTTTCAGGATCATACGCACGATTGCGTTGTTCCAGTAAATCCTCTGATCCATGTATAGGTAAAATATGATGTACTTGTTCAACAGGTGATGTCCTACCTTTATATAGGCAAAGTTGACAAAGTGGAAATTCTACAATATATGATAATCTTAATTTAGTCCAAGCAGCACAATTATAATAATTGATGTGTTTAGCTAAACTTTTAACTTTCTTAAATTTTTTAGGTTTTTCAAGATAAGGCATTAGGATTTCGCAATTAAAAAATAAACCATATTATAACGATCATCAACCTGTTTAAAGGAAA